GCTTACCAAGAATCAAACTTGGTTAACATTGATTTTTCAATGTATGAGGTTCATGATTGAACCAACCGTTGCTAGAGACGGTAGAGCCCGAATTGGGCTACGCCACACTAATAAGATGTGGGATTATCTGAAATATCTTCAGAGGTCTAAATTTAGACCGGGCATTATTGCCCAATCCACTGATTATTCAGCGGCAACAGATCATTTGGATCTGGCCCTAATTAGGGCTATATGGGAACCAGTAATTTCTGAGTTACCATATAAACATCCATTTCGGGTGTATTCTGAATTAATTTTCAGTCCTCGAAAGCTCGAGGTTCACGGGCATCCCCGTGCCGAGGAATTACTCGGAGAGCACCGATGCGGTAGCTTTATGGGCGAACCGCTCAGTTTTATAACGCTTTCGTTATATAATCTCTTAGTTGAAGAGATGAGTAGTTACTATTTTGTAACTGGTACAGATTTGTACAGTATCCCAGAAACATATGTTCTGGGTAAATCGCCATGTGCGATTTGTGGCGACGATTTGTGTGCCATTCGCCATCATGATGGCCACATTGACAAATTCAATGTGATTGTCCAGGATTCTGGAATGAGCCTCTCAATTGGAAAGGACGGACGTTCGTCTGTTGTGGCAATTTTTGCCGAAGATCACATTTTGATCGATCAGAATTCTGATCCTGTAGAATTTATCTACATTGACGTTATTAAATCCCGTTTATTAACGAGGGTAATACGTCAACACTCCGATAATCGGAGTAGTATCCTCGGCAAAGGGAGGATGTTGAGTAATCAACTCGATTACCTGGATAATCCAGGTTATTCTGCATTCATTATGCAGATTTATTCCTATATTAGGAATTTAGAATACAAAGGATTCTTTGACAACCTTCGTTGTCCATGGTTCCTTCCACCTGCTTTGGGTGGGGTTGGAATTCCAATCGGAACCGTCCCAGATTGGGGACAACCATATTTATGGTTTATCCGACAAAAGCTTTCGGAAAAACCACTCGATTTGGAGTGGTTACTGCGATTGCAGTCACTCAGTGCCCCTCCTAGGAAGGGTATTGAGCCAGATAAGAAATTTATCTTATTACTAGCCAAAGAGCTAGGAAATCTCGTGGAATCCCACGATATGCAGGACTATAGTCCTGAAACACCAAAATTGGATGTATACTACCCGAATTGGGTAGTCATGAAATTTCTTCATGCAAAGGGAGAAATTCTCCCTGAGAACCCCTATGGGGGTAAGGTAGAATCCGACCTAATTGCAGATATTGCAATTAAATATGGGCTAATGCCCATTTCTGATTTTATTAATCAGATACAAAGAGGAATGCTCTTTAATACGTTCCTATCTGAACGTGTAGTTCGTACACAACGAACTCTTAACCAATGGGTTAAGGATTGCACCAAATTTTGGCGCAAGATTCGTAACAATTACGAATATACAGATTCTGTATATCTTGAATTCTTCAAGAAGAAGCCAAATTTGGCTCCAATGTCTATTTTAGACATGAAAAAGCTTGAAAAACAAGCTAAATCCACACAATTTGGATTTATTCCCGTTAATCGCGGGAAAGACAACCCATTGGATGTCCTGCCAACAATGGCAGTACCTTATGAACATAAGGCCTTCAAAGTGAAGGAGAGGATAAATCTATCCTATCGACCCCGGTCTGGGGCGACAATTAACCCCTATGGGGGTGCCGTTGCACAAGGCAGCG